TGATGTGAAGGTATTGGACACGCCGGACGTGACTTCATCCAGTTATCAGGAACAAGACCGCTTAAACCTTGATTTTGATGATCTAGCCGGTGCATTTAACGGTTCAAGCGTGCAATCCAACCGCAAGCTGAATGAAACCGTGGGCGGCATGACACTGTTAAGCGAGAACGCCAACGAGATCAGCGAGTATCAATTACGCACTTTTGTGGAAACTTGGGCAGAAAAGGTCATCACGCAGCTAGTCATGCTGGAACAGAAGTATGAAACCGACCAGACCATCCTGATTTTTGCCGGTACGAAAGCGAAACTGTTAGAAAAATACGGCATTTCTGATATTACCGATGAATTGCTAGAGCGCAATATGCTGGTGCGCGTCAATGTAGGTGTCGGTTCAACCAATCCGCAGGCGCAGTTCGAGCGCTTTACGATGGGGATGAAAACCTTGGCTGAAATTGTGATGTCTGGTATCGGAAATCGCGTAAACATTGAAGAAATCACCAAAGAAATCTTCGGTAAATTGGGCTACAAGGATGGCGCACGCTTCTTCAATATGGCTGATGGCGACCCTCGCGTGGCTGAATTAGAACAAAAACTGCAGGAATTACAGGCCGCACTCGATGCGAAACTTGATCCGGCAGTGCGTGATGCAACCGTGGCAAAACTACTGGCAGAAGCCGACTATATCAAGTCACAGAAAGTCAGCAAGAACGTGGAAACACAGTACAGCGCCATGCAGACCGGTCAGATTGTGGCAGCAACGCCAGCCGTTGCACCGGTAGCTGATGAAGTGCTTAAAGGCGCTGGCTGGAAACCGCTTGCCGGTGATGGCGTGCAGGCCACAGACGTGCCTGCAAACGCTACGGGCACACCAATGCCTAATATCAACCAGAACACGTCACCACTACAGCCAGCCGTGCCAGCCAGTCCGATGACCGGCATTGAAACACCGGCAGCAGATGGTGTGCAGGCGTTAGCTGATGGCGGCATTGTAGAGCCTGGCAATATCGACCTGAATAACCGCCCGATCGTGAACAACCCAGACGGTTCTATCAGCACCGTGCGCAGCATGAGCTTCAACGATGGTCAGTATGAAGTTCTGATTCCAACCGTAGCCAGCGATGGCAGCGGCATTCTCGATAATGATGCGGCAATTCAGCAGTATGTCAGTACCGGTCAGCATTTAGGCAAGTTCAGCAGTCCTGAATATGCCAACACCTTTGCAGAGCAGTTACACCTGCAGCAAGAACAGCAATATGCCAGCCCATTGCAGAACAAGGCCAACGGCGGTGCAGTACGCGGCGTAAGCCCGACCACCACCGCTGATAACGTGCCAATCATGGCAACCGCAAATGAAGGCGTGCTGAATGTGGAAGCGATGGCCTTGCTAGGCGAGGACACCTTGAACCAGTTGAATGAACTTGGCCTGCTATTAAGACAGATGCAGGGCGGTCAGGCAGCGCCGGAAGTGGCAGGTACGCAGCAATTCGCAGACGGCGGCATTGTGCAGGGGATTAAGGATAGCTTGCATGAACTGTTTACCGGCGCAAAAGCCAACGCGGAAGAACAAAGAAAGCAGGCAGAGGAAATGCGCAAGCCGAGCAAAGCCCGTGAACCGGACAAGCCAATGCAGCAGAAATTTCAGGAAGCCTTATCAACACCGGCAAGCCGGTCACTGCATGACGCGCTGACACAAGAGCCGAATGACGCAAAAGAAACGGGGCGCAGATAATGCCGCAACATGACTTGAACGAACTGCAGAAGAAGATTGGCCTGGGCTTGGATGCCGAAGCCTTTATGCGCTCTGACCTTGGCATGTATCTGTTAGGCCGCGCCGAAATGGATGCCATAGATGCGATTAACGAGTTGAAAGCGATAGATGCGTCACAGACGGATCGTATCAGAGCCTTGCAAAGCATCATCGCCCGTTCAGAAAACTTTGAAATATGGATCAGGGAAGCCTTTGAGGTCGGTAAGGCCAGCGAAGTGCAGTTAGAACTGATGGACACACAAGACTAAACGTAGCCTTTCGTTACGTTGTAACCAAGCCGCCTAGTGCGGCTTTTTTTATGGAGCAAACAAATGCCTAAAGATAACGCTACCCAGACGGGCGTGTTGGATCAAGAAACAGATACAGGGGTTCAGGCTTCGCCAAATCCACGTTATGACTTCATTGAACAACTCGCAAACAACAACCATGAAGTCATCCAAGCAGAGCTAGTGGAGCAAGGTCTAGCCGAGCCAGAACCACAAGCGGAGGCAGCACCAACGCCTGCCGTACCGAATAACGCACCGCACGTATTGACCGAGGAAGAACTCGCCAATTATCAGGTGCGCACCAAGATTGACGGACAAGAGCAGCTTATGCCAGCGGCAGAGGCGCTACGTGTCCATCAAAAAGACGCAGCCGCCTCAAAACGGCTGGATGAAGCCGCCCGAAGAACCGCAGAACTTGACCGGCAGGAAGCAGAGTTACGCCAGCGAGAAGAAGCGTTAAGTGCAAGTCCTAATAACCCAAAAGCCGATCCATCCACCACATTGGACGATCAGGCGAATGAGTTAGTCAGTGCCTTGTACGAAGGCGATGAAGAAAAAACCAGAGCGGCAGTGAAGAAGTTATTGGGGGAACGTCAACCGGCTATTCCACAACCAGAACTCGACATTGACCAAGTAGCCGAGCGTGCGCGTCAGAAAATGCAGGATGACGTGGCAATGCAGGCTTTTATCACCGATTACCAGGACGTAGTGGCTGATCCGTTCTTGGTTCAGATGGCAGATACCTATCGCGCACAAGCATTGCGTGACGGTAAACCGCTGGATGAAGCCTTGACCTATGCAGGCGATACCACACGCGAATGGCTTAAAGCCAAGGGCGTAACGGTAACAAGCAATGACAAGGCAGCCCGTAAAGCTGAACTTGATCATGTGCAGGCCGCCAGCCAGAAAACAAACGTTCCTGAACCAGCCACAGATGGCGCAGAAAACGCATCAGACACGATTCGTGAAATGCGGCAAGCGCGTGGCTTACCCGTTTAAACAAGATCAATAAGGAGTATTAATCATGGCAGGTCAACAAGTATGGGGTACTAACAGCCTAGGCGGTTATATGTACTCACTCAATTTATCAAAGGTTTTGCGCAATGCCGTACAGCCAATGGTGAAATTCCGTCAATTTTGCGATGCAAAAGACGCAACTCAACAAGGCAAAGGCAAAGGCGACAAGTTCCATTGGAACGTGTACAGCGATGTAGCTACTCAAGGTGGCGCATTGGCTGAAACCGATGTAATGCCTGAAACTAACTTCACCATCACCCAGGGTGAGCTGACTATTACCGAGTACGGTAATAGCGTGCCTTACACCGGAAAATTGGATGATTTGTCAGAGCATCCGGTGAAAGAAGTCATCAACAAAGTGCTGAAAAACGATGCTAAAAAAGCATTTGATGCTGCCGCTTCTGCGCAGTTTGCACTGACACCGCTGGTAGTTACACCATCAGCAGGTACAGCAACCGATGCCGTGACATTGGCAACAGACGGCACACCGCCAGCAACCAACAACGTGGCAATGGGTAAAGACCATATCAAGGCCATCGTGGACGTTATGAAGGAACGCAACATTCCACCATACCAAAACGATGACTACTTTGCGCTAGGTCATCCATCCACTTTCCGCAAACTGAAAAATGACTTGGAAGCCGTGCATCAGTACGTGGAAACAGGTTTCACCATGATCATGAACGGTGAAATTGGTCGCTATGAAGGCGTGCGCTTTGTTGAGCAAACCAACGTTGCCAAGGAAACTTGGGCAAACGGCAAATCAAATTGGGCTTACTTCTTCGGTGAAGATACCGTGGCAGAAGGCATTGCCGTGCCGGAAGAAATCCGCGGCAAGATCCCAAGTGATTACGGTCGCTCAAAAGGTGTTGCATGGTACTACCTTGGCGGCTTCGGTCTGGTGCATACCCTGGCAGCACAAGCCCGTATCGTGAAATGGGGTTCAGCAACCTAACAAATAACCGCCTTCGGGCGGTTTTTTCATTCTTGGCTTATCGCGCCTACTCGCGCTGCCAAATAAAACCCTGTTAGAGAGGCTAACGGGGTAAAGGAAACTGAAATGACAGTAAAAAACAAAGCCTACGACCATCCAGCCTACCAAGTACCGGTTGTTTATTCATCCGGTACACCAGCAGGCGCAAATGGCGTTTCTCAAAAGTTTGCGGCATTTACCGCACAAAAACTTAAATCCGTTACTTTGGGCGTGAATATCGCTAGTACATCAGCGACACAACCGCTTTTGTACACTAAGAGTGGCACAGCAACCGCAACTGCAACCTTGTCTGCAATCACTTCTGCAGCCATTACACCTAAAAACAATGCGCTGAATATTACCTTGGCGCAAGGTGATCAGTTCTGGGTGGCACATGGTACTGACGCATCTATTGCCTTATCAGTGGCAGTAGAAACTTACGTTGTGCCAGGTTCAGACTTGACAGCTTAACGCTGACATAGTTAAACGAAGGGGCGGCAATGTGTCGCCCTTTCTTTTAGGAACTATTATGGTCTGGGATATTAACGCACCACAAGGTAATGAAGCAGCAAAGGTTAAGTGGGATATTGTTGAATACACCGCAGGTCGCGGCCTAGATTTAGGTTGCGGTCTATTCAAGACTTTCCCTCATTTTATTGGTGTCGATAACGGGCATCATTGGGGCAATCAAGGTGTCGATGTAATGGTCGATACCTGCGAGGATTTAAGCATTTTTGCTGATAACAGCATGGACTTCGTGTTTTCAAGCCATCTGTTAGAGCATATTACAGATTACGAGGCGGCACTGAAAGAATGGTGGCGCGTCATCAAGCAGGACGGGCATTTAATCCTGTACCTGCCGCATAAAGAGTATTACCCGAATATCGGACAGCCTGGCGCTAATCCAGATCATAAAAATGACTTTGTGCCGGAAGATATTAAAAAGGCTATGCTAAAACTTACAGGCAACTGGTCGTTATTAGTCAATGAAGAACGCAATGCCGGTAATGAATACAGCTTTTTTCAGGTTTACAGGAAAAGCGGCACAGGAAAAGGCGACTTTAGTAAGCTAAATGTATTAAAAACACGGGCTAAACCACAGGCCGCAGTTTGCAGGTACGGCGCTTATGGTGACGCAATCCAAGCATCCAGTGTGATTGCCGGACTGAAACGGCTAGGCTATCACGTCACGTTCTATACCGGCAAGCAAGGCTATGAAGTGACCAAGCATGATCCGCATATTGATAAGTTCGTGGTGCAGGGTGACGACCAAGTACCGAACCATGAATTAGGCCAATTCTGGGCGCACCTTGCCAAGAAGTATGACAAGTTCGTAAACCTGTCTGAATCGGTAGAGCGTAGCTTGCTGGCCTTGCCAAATAGCACGCCTTATAACTGGTCGCAGGAAATGCGCCACAAGTATTTGAACCACAATTACCTAGAGTTCCAGCATGACATAGCGGATATTAAATACACCGCATACATGCAGTTATTTTACCCATCCGATGATGAAAAAGCCTGGGCGAAAAAGCAGTATGAAGTGCTGGATGGATATACCGTGTTGTGGTCATTATCCGGTTCTGCCGTACACAAAGTTTATCCGTGGATGGATGACGTGATTGCTAAGTTGTTGCTATCTGACCCCAAACTAAAAGTGGTACTGGTAGGCGGTGCAGATGAAAGCATGCTGCAGCAAGGGTGGGAAGGTGAAACCAGAGTAGTGCAGCGTGCCGGTGCATGGACAATGCGGCAATCTATGGCCTTTGCGCAGGTAGCGGATATGGTGATCGGTTCTGAAACCGGTTTACTTAATGCAGTGGCGTTTGAATTGACTGCCAAGATCGTACTGTTATCGCACAGTTCCGAGCATAACCTGACCCGTGATTGGGAAAACACGATTGCGCTAGAGCCTGAACACACGCCATGTTACCCATGCCACCAGATGCACTACTCGTTTGATACCTGTACGCAATATGGATCGTCCGGCGTGGCTTTGTGCCAGGCTAATATCAGCGCTGAACGTGTAATACAGGCTTTTTATAACCTTGAAGGAATACTCGCATGAAAAACGATAACGACACATTGAAACAGTCTGATGCAGGCATTACCGGCGGCACAAATGGTTCGCTAGGTGGCGCAGGCAAGTCAGACCTTGAAAACGGCTACATCAAAGACGTGCCAGCCGTGCAAGACAATCCATTTGGGCTTGGTTTATTCCGGCCTGAAAAAGAAGGCGGCTTTGTAGGTCGCCCAGAAGGTTGGGAGCGTTAAGCAGCACTACTTTAATTAATCAGGAGCAATCAGCATGAAAAACTATCCAAGACCAGACGGCACTGGCGTTGTACAAGGTGACAGCAAACCAATGCCGGATCGTGGCGTGAATACCGGTGTCACTGATACCTACGGCAGCAATCTCGACCAAGGGTATGACAACGGTGGCAGCATCAAATCCAGCACACAAAGCGATAAGTGCGAAAAAAGCGACTAATCGCCAGCAATGCTAACTTTTCAATCACATGGAGTAAACAACATCATGGCAAGCAATAATCGTAGTCAAGCACCAAAAGCAGACAAGGCAGCGCCGGTAGCAAAAGTAGATAAGGCGGCAGCACCAGCCAGCCAAACCGGTTTAGTGAACACAAAACCGGCAAAAGGTGCAGTGACCTTAGACCGCAGCAAAAAATTCTATGACGTATTCGGCGGCAACGGCGCTAAGTTTGAGCAGGACGGCAAGCTGTTCAACGCAGAAGGCCAGCAAGTCGATACCGAAGGCAATCTGGTTAAAGTCAAAGTCGCTGAAGTATCACCCACTACTGACGTTGGTAATGCAGACCCAAACGCGCTGACTTCCGGCAGTATAGATGCGGCAGGCAATTTTAAAGGCGATGCTGATGGCGGTAATCCTGATGCGGAAAAAACCGGCGTAAACAGCGAAGATGACCTGGCTGCATTGGGTGGTAAATAATCATGACCTTGCGCGAATTGCTGGCACTGGTGCGGAATGAACTGGATGATGCGGCAGGCAAGAAGTTATGGTCTGACGAAGAACTGATCGAGTACGCGGTAGATGCAGAAAATGAAGCCAGTATTCGCGCACGTTTGATTATTGATTCAACTACAGCGGCAGTTACACAGATTGCCGTGACTGCCGGTAATCCGGTATTAACACTGGATAGCCGTGTCGTTTTCATTCGCCGCGCCAAGTTAGCACTGGATGATATGCCTCTGGGTCGCGCCCAGATGCGAGATATGGATCGTTCTATTGTTGGATGGGAAACGGAAACCGGTACACCGGAACTGTTTATCACCGACTATGAAACCGGAAAAATACGGTTATATCGAAATCCAATCGTCAACGACACGTTAAAAATGACCGTGATACGCATGCCTTTGGTTGATATGAAGGCAATGGATGACACCCCTGAAATTAATGCACGCTATCACTGTAACTTACGCTACTGGATCATGCACCGTGCTTACATGAAGCAGGACACCGAAACCAAAGATGAAAAGAAGGCCAAGGAAAACTATGACCTGTTTGAATCAATCTTTGGCAAACGCAGTTCTGCCGTAGATGAAGAATGGATTGCACGCGAACAGATGGGCGATGATTTTAACGGGGTGTATTAATGAACACAAAATTCTACTTTAAAGATATGCCTTTAGATATTAAGTTCTTAACGGCATATAGTTTTTTCGCTTGGATTTATATTGTTTATTACTTCACTACCCTGGTGATTAAATACTATGGCTAACTTCAAAGCATTCCAAGGCTTGCGCAACAATGTAAGCGCAGAACGCTTTGCGGCTGGCGATTTGGCAGTGGCATCCAATGTTAATCTTGATAACAGCGGCAAACTGTTAAGCCGTGATGGTTATGTAAAGAAAATCACCGCAGCCGTGCATTCCCTATGGGCGCATGGCGATATTTGCCTGTATGTGCAGGGCGCGAACCTGAAACGATTAAATAGCGATTTAGCCAGTAGCGTGACGGTACGCAGCGATTTAAGCAGTGGCCTTGTCATGAGTTACAGTGAGGTTGACGGCAAGGTATATTACAGCAATAGTGCCCAGACCGGCATTTATACCAGTAACGGCAATCGTACATGGGGCATTGTGCCGCCGGTGTTTCAGCCGTTGGCTACCGCATCGTATGGCGATATGCACAGCGGTAAGTATCAGTATGCTTTAACCTATTTACGCGAAGATGGTCAGGAATCAGGTACGGGAATCGCTGACAAAATCGAGATTACAACAGGCGCGATCACATTCAGTGACATACCGGTGTCGCCTGACCCGACAGTGACCCACAAGGTCATCTACCTGACACAAGCAAATGGCGAGGTGTTGTATCGTGCGTTGGTATTAGACAATGCAACCACCAGCGCTCATTACAATGGCGGTATTTTACGCACGCCGCTAGACACGCAATTCTGCCAGCCTGCGCCAGCCGGTCAGTTGGTATGTTATTTCCAAGGCCGCATGTATGTGGCGCAAGGTCAGTGGCTTTTTTATTCAAAACCGTTCGGTTACGAGTTGTTTGATTTGCGTGATTATTTAGGATTTATCAAAACGATCACCATGATTGCACCGGTCAAAGATGGCATGTTCATCGGAACGGAATCCAACACATACTTCCTTGCAGGCACACAGCCTGACGTAACGCAATTAATCGAGGTGGCTGGTGTTGGGGTAGTGAAGGGCACATTGACTTATGTTGCCAGCAATCAAGTTAAAGGCTTGGAAAAGTTAGACAAACAAAGTGTGCCGGTATGGACTTCTCACGCCGGTATTGTGGTTGGCATGAGTGGCGGCGCGACCATTGATTTGACCTTAGACCGCTATGCTATAGGCAAGGCCAACGAAGGCGCGGCATTGTTCCGCACTGTCAACGGCATTGACCAGTACATTACAGTTTTACGCAGTTAGCACCACCAGTTCCAGCAACCGCCTTCGGGCGGTTTTTTTTCGTCTATACCACCGCCGTTCGGCGGTTTTTTCATTTTAAGGAAACGATCATGACAGTACGTTTATCCAATGCACTCCGCAATTACGTCAACGAACAAGGCTCACTAAAACACGCCTTGCAAGGTGGTAAATTGATGGTTTATTCAGGCGCACAGCCTGCAAACCCTGAAACCGCACCATCCGGCACATTGCTTTGCACCTACACCAACAACAGCGGCGCACATACCGCAGAGGTGTTGGCAACCGGTTCAGTCACCCTTTCAACCGGATCTTCCGGCTCGGTCGATACCATTACCGTGGACGGTGTGGATATTCTTCCGGCTGCAGTTCCGTTCAACACATCACTGGCACAGACCGCGCTTGATGTGATTGCCGCCATCAACAAGGCTTCAACCAGTCCAAAATACAAAGCATCAACCGGCGGCAGCGGCGTGATTACCATTACTGCAGCACGCGGCGCAGGCGCAGAAGCGAACGGCTTGGCGGTTGTGGCCTCATTCACCACCATTACCGGCTCTGATACCGATATGGCAAGCGGTGTCACACCGGTCAATGGCCTTAAATTTGGCGCATCGGCCTCTGGCGTATTGAGCAAGGATGACGCACAAACATGGTCAGGCGTTGCAGTGGCAGGCGGTACGGCAGGATGGGCGCGTTTTGTCGGTGCGGTGGCTGATTCAGGTGCGGCAGATTCTACCGATAGCCAGGTGCGACTGGATATGTCTATCAGCACCAGTGGTTCTGACCTGAACCTGACTTCAACCGCGATCGCAGCGACAGCTACCCAGACCATCAGCGGCTTTGCTGTCACCCTGCCAGCAAGTTAATAAAGCAGTTCATGCAGTAGGTGGGCGCGTCATGCGCCTGCCGGTTTAACTACAGTGGAGTGATTTATGTCAAACGGTGTGGCAGTTCTCATATTACCAAAGCTATTAGTCGGGATTTCTGCCCCAAACACCCCGATTGCAGGGGATGGTACAGCCAGCATAGTGCTGCCAGCATTATCACTTGAGGCCACAGACTATCATGCAGAACTGCCTGCATTCACTGTTTCAGCCACCGGTGTCGGCGGCACGAACACTGACGGCACGCACATCGAAAAGGATCTGCCAGTTTACACACTGCTGGCAAGTGGCGTTAATGAAGTATCTGGCAATGCCAGCATCCGCTTGCCGGTATTCCGTGTAAGCGCATTTTCTGATTCATTCGCGGCATTCTCGCTGCCAAAATTAAGTGTAAGCGGTGCAGGACTGACCGGCACAAACGGCACGTTCAATCGCCAGATTCCTGCGTTACTGTTATCCGCATTTTCCAGTACCGAAAACTTAGGCAGCGCCAATATACGCACCGGCGCACTGGTCATTGTTGCAGAAGGCAGCGGCGGCACTAGCGGATCACTGACACGCAATTTAGCCAAATACGGCATCACAGCCAATGGCGAAAACGGCGCAGACGGCACAAGCGCATTCAGTTTACCAAGTTTCACACTCGCCACAGACGGCGCAGCCAACATTTTAGGCACGGCTACTATCAGCCTGCCATCCTTGCAATTACTCGCCAATGGTTACGCCAGCACCGATAACGATACCTACAATATTTATACGCTGAATACCAATACCGTAGGATTGACCAGTTACTCCAACTTTAATTTCAATTCCATGACCATGTTTAACGGCGTGGCATTAGCTGCAGGCGATGGCGGCATTTATGCACTGACCGGCACGCTTGACGATGCCGCAGACATTACCAGCAACGTCACCCTGGGCATTTTTGATTTTGAGAGTGAGCAGCTTAAACGGGTGCATGAACTTTATTTCAATTATCGCAGCAATGGCAATCTGATCGTCACCATCACGCTGGATGACGATGAACAGTACGTGTATGAACTGGATGCCACCGGCAAGGATGGCATCTATAACAACCGCCTGAAACTAGGGCGTGGCCTTAAATCAAGGCACTGGCAGATCGGTGTTGAAGGTGTAGGCACTGATTTTGAACTGAACAGCATTTCTACAGAGCCAATTAATTTAAGCCGCAGACTATGAAAGAGAACGGCGTAATCAGGCGCAGGCTATCCGGCAGGGAAGCCGACCCGTATATCGGGCAAGGCCGCAAGATCCTGGGAGAAATGAAGAACATCATGCGCTATGGCGGCATCAAGCAACTAAGCTGGACGAAAGACCTGCAGAACGGCGTGCGCATCATCGTATCATCAATATTTGGACAGGATGAAGTCAGGATATTAGTGCCGGTCGGCAATCCAGTAGTGTTAGCCAATAAACTTGAATTTAATTATGAAAGCTCCCGACTGGCGATTGCTGGTTACACGATTATTGACGGTGTGAACCATGCAACATTGTGGCTTGAAGATGAAGAACCGATTAATTTAGGGTTTATTAGCGGCAGCGCCAGTGACAATGCCGAATTTGGCAGCGAGGCGTTTGGCGTATCGCAGGATGGCAGGGTGGTGGTAGGTTCATGCAATGTGTTTGTTGCCGGTGAAAATACCACCCATGCATTCAGGTGGACTAAAGAAACGGGGATGCAAGACCTTGGGGCACTGTCTGATGACCAGATAGATTTCGGCGCTGAAATCAGCTATGCAACCGGCATTTCAGAAGATGGAACGGTTATCACCGGCAGCAGCCAGGAAAACATCACCGGCGTGGGTTCTTATCAACGTGCATTCAGGTGGACGGAAGAAACCGGCATGGTTGGATTGGGTGGCAGGGGCGGTTTTGGTGATCCTATCCTCGGCTCTGGCATCTCAAGAAATGGCAAGCACATCGTTGGACGTGCAAACAATATGCATTTCACGCTGCAAACCACCAGTTTCAGATATACCGACAACAGCTTGAAGCTGATGCCGTTCCTGTCTGAAATCGGCAATGACCTGCATGTGCCTTATGCCGCATCGGATAACGGTATTGTGGTCGGTTATGCCGGATTTTTCGCACCGCATCGACACGCTTACCTTTGGTCGCCCGATGAATCACGGCAGATTAGCCTGGGCATTGATGCCTACGCTTCCGATGTAAGCGCGGATGGCGCGACTGCGCTGGTGGTAAATTCATTTCCTGCCAGCGAAGGTACATCATTGTGGACGCAGCAGGGCGGTCTGGTCGAGATTGAAACCTTCACCGCCACCAAAATGTCAGCAGAAACCGATTACATAGTCGGATCTCGCCTTGTTACCACAAACATCAGTGAGGCGGTGAAATGGTCATTTGATGACGGTCTGGTTGCGTTGAAGCAATTACCTGGGCATCAGCAAAGCAAAGCAAACTGTATCAACTACATTTCCAGTAAAAGAAAACTGGAAATCGAATATTAAAACCACAACCGCCAATCGGCGGTTTTTTTACGTCCATTGAAGGAGCAGCAAATGCCAATCGGATTAACAGGTGATGCAAACAGCTTGGTACAGGAAGGGTGGGCAAGGGCGCAGGATTACGCTTCCAACTCTTACAGCGAGGCTACTGGTTTTCTGGGTGAAATCGAAAATGCCGGTAATCAACTACTGGATATTCCTGATATTAGCGTGGACGTGTTGCCGGTATCAAGATCAATCACACCTGTCACATTACCGGCTGCGCCGGTTGCCCCCGATCTCAATACGGACTTTCCGGCAGCGCCATCAGAACCGACACTGACCGATGTGGGCGCACTGACCATTCCTGATGCCCCGTTATTCACAGCGGCATTGCCGGATATTGACCTGAATATCGCACCGCCAACCGCATTAAGTGCAACCCTGCCTAACACGCCGGAACTTGATGTGATCCTGATGCCGGACGCGCCAACCATTACCCTGCCATCTGTACCGAGCGCTTTTGCCATTAATTTGCCGGACGCACCGAACCTCACCATTACAGACTTTAATGACACGCTGGATGATCTAGCCAGCCCACCAAGCGGCACATTTACATTTGTTGAACCAGCATATTCCAGCACGTTACTGGATGGCCTGAAAGCCTTTTTATCCGAGTGGGTGAACGGCGCGGCAACCGGCTTAGACCCTGCCGTAGAACAAGCCATTTGGGATCGAGGTCGTGAGCGCGAGGACTTGAGTGCAAGCCGCGCCATCGACACGATTCGCAGCAATATGGCAGGCCGTGGCTTTGCCGTACCCCAAGGCGCAATGCAGACCGCGATTCAACTTGCAATGCAAGACGCAGCGAACAAAGACAGTGGACTTTCCCGTGAGGTCATGCTTAAACAAGCAGACTTGGAACAACAAAACAGGCATTTTGCGGTGACAACAGGGGTACAGCTTGAAGGCCAATTACTGACATACGCTAACCAAGTCGCACAACGCGCCTACGAAGTCGCCTACGCGACATTACGCGCCGGTATCGACCTCTTTCAAGCCACCGTTTCCGGTTACAACGCCAAGACCCAGGCATTTTCCATTAAAGCGCAGGTATGGAAACAGCGCATTGATGCCGAACTAAGCAAACTTGAGATTTACAAGGCCGAACTGGAAGGCCAAAAGCTGATTGGTGAACTCAATTTGCAGCAAGTGGAACAGTACAAGGCCACGCTGCAGGGCGTACTCGCTAACATCGAGATTTATAAAGCCCAAGTCGATGCCGCCACAGCAAAATCTGGCATTAACCGCAATTACATTGAGCAGTTTGCTGCGCAAATCCAAGCCTATGGCGAACTGGTGCGTGCGAAAGCGACCGAGTATGAAGGTTTTGCAACACAGGTTAAAGCGCAGGTCAGCAAGGCCGAGGTATTCAAGGTGCAGGCCGATGCCTACAAATCACAGGTGGATGGCTATGCGGCCTTGACCGGTGCGCGAGTGGCAGAGCATGAAGCACAGGTCAAAACACAGCAGGAAATCCCACTTAAATTATTCGAGAGCCGCGTCAGCGCCTATGAAAAACTGGTCACTGCCGAATCTTCACGCCTGGCTTCACTGAATAATAACTTCGACACCGAAGGTCGTGTATTCGCTTCCATTGCATCTTCCGAAAGCGCACGCGCATCTGCCGAGGCCGATATTTACCGCTCTGATGTGCAGTATGTGTTAGGTGAAGCACAGGTGCAGGTTGCAGCAGCACAGGCCAACGTGAATAAACTCATGAAGGCAGTCGAATTACTGATTGCAAGCATGACCTCTGGCGCACAAGTATCAGCACAGCTTGCCGCTTCTGCCCTGTCTGCAGTCAATCTTTCTGGCTCTACCTCATACAGCGAGGGCGCTTCTATCAGTAGTTCCGAAGCGAATAACACCAGCGAAACGACTTCAAACAGCACTTCGTTTTCTGAACAACACGAATATCGTCACACGGCTTAATAGGACACTATCATGGCACAACTTAATTACCTGCAAGAACCTAAAAACGACCCCAATGCAAAGTCTATTGCTGACTATGTGATGCCTAAACCGCAGCCGGTGAACCGTTCGCCGGTGCGTGCTACGTTGCCGATTCCGCAGACGCCATCCAAAGCACCGGCACAGCCTGCAGGCTTTCAGAAAACCAACTACGCGCCACCGATGAACGTGCCTAACGTCAGCATGCCGGACGTGAATGTACAGCCGCTACTGAATCAGCAGCCAAATGCATTGCCTGACGTGTCTGCATCGGACGTGATTAACTCGCCCGTGGCAAAAACGATCGCAGCTTATGCGCCGGTTAATGTGATGCAAAGAGCCGGTGTGAATGCCGCAAAATACGTTGCACCAGTATTGGATGCCGGTGCTAATACGATTGCCGCGTCACTAGGGATGCAACGACCAAACGAATATGGCATGACAGATGCAGTGGTTGATAAGGCAAAAGAATTGTCACCGCCGCCTATTGTTGCGCCTCTTGCACAATCCATTAAGTCAGGACTGCAAGCATCATTAGGCTGGACACCTGCAGCCAGTGCCGCACCAGCGCCAACAGCCGCAGCTAAACCAGAACCAGCCAGCGCAAAACCGGCGACAGGTGCTATCAAAACAGCCGCAGCCGCGCCTGCAGATACCAAACCTACCATTGCGCAGAATGTACAGGCCAAACCAGCCGCTACCAGCACCAGCGTGCCAAAACCAGCCAAACCGCCCAAAGCCGGTAAGACTGCCGCGAATCCTGCAACACAGGCACAGCCATCTGTACAGGCACAGCCGCAGGCTGATGTTGGCGCAGACCCTTATGCAGCATACAAGGCGCGTACCGGCATTGATCTCACAAACGTCAACCATGCGCCAGTACCAAGCTACGTGCAGCCGGTCAACCAGACACAGGGCATGGACTTTCAAAATGGAAATCCTGCCAATGTGGACGGTTCAGCCGTTGTGCCGGTGGAAACTCAAGAGCAGTTCAATAAGCGTTGGGCACTAATCAATGATTTCTACAACGCACCGGAAGGCCAAGCCGTAATTGCGGCACGTCAGCAGGGCGATGTGGTGGAAGTCCAGCGTGGTGACAGCACTTCATATGCCGATCTGCGTAATGGCGGCGACAAAGGCATTCAGGATTTTATTGCGAATCAGGCGGCGAAAGATTCTGCCCTGGATAAGACCCCGACTTCACCAATGAATAACCGTGAACTGAATCAGCTTGATTTGCTGAAACCGAAACTGGCATCCGAAACCGATATTGCACAGACCGGCATTGCTGCCAATGCAAGCCGTGATGTAGCAAGCATCAACAATGCAGATGAAGCGGTCAAGACGGCGTTGCTGCAAGAGTACATGAATCCTAAAACAGACCCTAAACGCAGGGAGCAGTTAGCGCCGCTATTCACTAGCAAGGATAACAAGGAAATCGTAGTGCAGGGTGGGGAAGTGTACAACGAGGATTCAGGCCAGATGCAGAAAGTGCCGTCTTACGTGTACGACCCTAGCATCAAGGATTATCGCTATCCGAAAGGCGCTAATCCAAATGCGGCAGCGAAGCCATCATTGAATCAATTTATGGTAAAGGCCAGAGCCGCTAATCCAAACGCAACCGATGCCGAATTAACACAGTTCTATACTAAAAAATACGGAAACTAAGCCATGAATGAAATCATTGACCCATTCGATAGCGCCGATACAGCAAGCAATATTGTTGACCCATTTGACACCAGTGAGCCAGGCAATAAAGCGCAGCCAGAATCAAGCACAATTCGTAGGGCATTGGGTGATACAGGTATTTCGTTATTGAAAGGCGCTATTGGCGTGCCGGAAACAATGGTAGGTATTGCTGACCTTGTTACTGGTGGTCATGCCGGTAAACTGGCAGAAAGCGCAGGCTTTAAGCCCAAGCAAGCCAAGGCCATTATCAGTGACTATTACAGCCCAGAACAGAAACTTGCAAACCAGAAAGTGCAAGAGGCTGATGGCTTTGTTAATACGATCAAGGCGGCGCTACAAAATCCGTCCACCATTGCACAGACCACCGCAGAATCATTGCCGGTCATGGGATTGGGTGGTGTTGGTGCGCGTGGATTACTTACCGTAGCGCCAAAACTTGCGCCAGTAATTGCCGGTGCAGCCGGTGAAGGTGTTGTAACCGCAGGCCAAAATGCAGAACAGTTACGCCAAGAAACAAATGACGGATTGCTGACAGGCAAGCAGGCGGCGATTCAGGCCGGTAGCGGATTGTTGACCGGTGCAATCAGTGCGGCAAGTGGCAGTATTGCGCAGAAACTTGGCATTGCAGATATTGATACCATGCTGGCACAAGGGAAACTTACTCCGGCACAGATGGCAACCAGCCTACCGAAAGCGATTGTAGGTGGTGTTGTTAGTGAAGGCGTGCTGGAAGAAATGCCACAGTCTGCACAGGAACAAGCGGCGCTTAATCTGTCACTGGATAAACCGATTGGCGAAGGCGTAGGCAATGCAGCAGCAATGGGCGCATTATCCGGCGGCTTAATGGGCGGCGGCGCAAACGCCCTTAACCATTTTGGCGGCAAAGATGATACCCAAGTCACGCCACCACCAGCGCCACCAGCCCCAGAAGGTTCACTGACTTCCGCAGCTACTATTGCGCAAGCCGTTGGCCTCACTCCACAACCTGTAACGCCTGACGTTACAACCGAAGCCAAGCCTAATATCGTTGATTCACTAAATGCAGTCGAGGCACAGCAAGCCCAGGCCAATGCGCCGATGGACGCACCAGCGCCCACCATTGCGCCGGAACAGGCGGCAGAAAAACAGCGCATTGATGAACTGGCACAACAGGCAGCAACCTCACCGCTTAATGATCTGCCACAGCCTACAGAAGCGCAGGCTGCAGCCGGTAACTACAAAAAAGGCCATATCAAATATGACGGCCTCAATATTACCGTTGAGAACCCACAGGGTTCTACCCGTAGCGGCACGGACGAAGATGGCAAGCCGTGGAGCAATACGCTGCAACATCACTATGGTTATATCAAGCGCACCAAAGGCAATGACGGCGATAACCTTGATGTTTTTGTCGGTGACAAACCTGCAAGCGGCAAAGTATTCGTCATTAACCAGACCAAGAAAGACGGCAGCTTTGATGAACACAAAGCTATTTTAGGTGCAGAAACCGCAGATGAAGCCATAGCAATCTACAAGACAAACTATGCCGATGATTGGAATGGCGGCAAGTCTGTTACTGAACTGACAACACCAGCCTTTAAAGATTGGCTGAAAAACGGTGATCCAACTAAGCCATTAGAAACTGTCAGCGCCACAAGCAATGATGTTGATATGACTAAGGTAGCAGTCGGTGAACAGGTCGATGTTGGCGGTGTGCCGTATGTTAAAACTGAAAATGGATTTGAGCGTGTTACAAGTGCAACCAATGTCGATACCACAGCCACATTGCCAGAACGTGTCGATGAAACTGCAAATGGTGTACAGAATTATGTTGCGTCTGATACAGATAGCGGAAAAACAAATAGTCTAAGCCGTGATTCAAGTTGGGTTATCCGTGATAAAGCAACGGGCGAAACGATCATGGAAACTTTCCAAAAATCGGTAGCGGACAAAGTAAATCCAGAGAAATACGAAGCTGTGCCAATTCTTCAACACTTGCAAGAGTTGAACGAAGAGGGTAGCAAGGCGCGTAACTATGCGCAGAGCAATAATTTATTACCTGCTATCACACCGGTAAACGAATCTGTACAACCTACCGACACAGTACGCCCATTAGTCGAGCAACTCACTAAACTACGCGCTACAGCCGACAAGCACCCAAGTTTTGATCCGGCACTGAAAGCCGCTAAAGATTTTATGGCAGGCAAGAAAGTATCGCCTAAACAGTTCAAGAACTTTGCTAATTTACTCGGTAAAAAGAACAAAGCATTCAGCGAAGTACTGATGCAATTACATGACCAGGCTGCAAGTACACCAGAACAGTTAGCAGCAAAAGATAAGAAAAGCAAACTAGCCAAAGCCATGCTGGAAGAACGCATGAAGCTGGACACCACCAAAGACGGCTTAATGCAGGCAATTGCTAAACTAGGTGGCCTGAATGCTGATAAAGCCAAAGCTGAATTTGGTATTAATCCTGCCGATATGAAACAGCATGGCGCTGGTATTAAGCGCAGTTTCAATAAAAACGGCTTAGACGCTGACACTATGCGCGAACTGCTTAAAGAGCAGGGTTATCCGGTAGGTGAAAGCGTAGCGGATTTAGGCAATGCGATTGCTGATGCTATGTCAGGCGTTGACGTATTGACCGCAGAAGCACAGGAAACACTGGCGCAAAAGAAATATGAGGAATATGCTAATGCTATCAGCGAATTGAGCGATGACGAACAGGCATTGCTAGATGAACTGGTGACACAAGCCACCGCTAAGTATGGTGCAGAAGCGCTTGCAGAAATTGACGCTTCACTGGCTGAATCTATGAAAGGACAACCACAGCCAGAAATTGAACGCGCATTACTGCGTATGTTAAAAGAGGAGTTTGAAGATGAAACAGGTAATGCAGGAACTAGCCAAGTTACCGCAGGAAAGGCAGGACAAGATACTGAAGGCAGCGGCACTGAAAATGACAGCAGACGCGCACAGCAAGATGGCGCAAGCAATGAAGACCAAGGAAGCGAAACCAGTCAAGACCTCTTAGGCGACAGCACTGCCGCCAAGCAAGCCATAGCCGATGCAGAACGCGCAAAAGACGCGAAGCGCAATTCCGGCACAGATAATCAAGACACATTCAATTTAACTGGTAGCAACAGCGAAGCCGATCAAGCGGCGGCGGCTGGCGCACAGGATCTATTTTCAGCGCCACAAACAGAAATACCGGCAGAAGAAACTGGCGTTGATGACAAAGAACTCAAAAAGATTGTCAGCGAGTTTGATGATTACCAGCAGGCCATGCTGGAAGATGATTTCCAAGTTCATCACCTGTTTGATCAGCCAGCAAAAAACGAGATTGTACGCCTGCAGGATAAAGCCAAGGTTTACCATAAAGATCATGGCTGGATGACGGTAGAGCAGGCCAAGGCCAAAATTGCAGAGTGGAAAGAACACGCTGCAGGTCAGTACGAAAACGGCAAAACACGCAGCGCAAACAATCAAAAGGTCGTGCTATCCCTGTTTGACTTGACCGGCTCATGGTCTAAGCCTTGGGAAGAAGCAGGCTATCAAGTATATCGCTTTGATATTCAAGACGAGATCATGGATGAAATTGACGGTGAAACCATCAACATCAATGACATTAATAATTTCTCAAGCCAGTTATTCAATGACTATTTCGGCGGCTTTGAAGGTAATGACATATACGCCATTCTAGCAGCGACCCCATGTACAGACTTTGCTTCCAGTGGTGCGCGTCACTTTGCTGCCAAAGACGCAGACGGCAGAACCGCGCAATCGGTTCAGTTAGTTCACATGACGCTGGCGACCATTGAGCATTTCAAACCGTCCGTATGGGCTATTGAAAATCCGGTAGGCCGTATCGAGAAACTTGGCAGCTTACCACCATGGCGCTTGTCATTCGACCCGAATCACCTGGGCGATCCATATACCAAGAAGACCCTGTTATGGGGCAGATTCAATGCTGATTTGCCGGTCGCACCAGTAGAACCAACCGAAGGTTCTAAGATGCATACGCAGTACGGCGGCAAAAGCCTGGCAACCAAGAATGCACGTAGCGCGACACCGGAAGGGTTCAGCTATGGCTTCTTCATGGCAAATAACGCAGCAGATCACCCAGAAATGGCGATTGCAAACAAGCATGACCGTTTAGACCGTGACCTGATTACCAAGGCTATTAAAGCCGGTGTCACCGAAGCACAGATTGATGAAGCAGTAGAAGATTACTACTACATGGATATGGACGATGATGCGGCGAATGAGGCGATTCAAGAACTGATTGACGGTGAAATTGAAGATGATAATGCCGATGACGATACGCAGCCTGCAATTAGACTGGAATCACCAGCCGAACAGCCTAAACCTGAAACTAAGCCAGCCGAGAATATCCAAGACTTAGGTGAGAAAATCGGCGGCGCACGCAAAGACACCGCTGTATCAACCGGCACGAAAGCAAAACGTACTAACAGAAACCCAGACGTGCCAACATGGGCGAAGCGTTACAACATTGTTGAGATTGCAATTGCTACTGATAAGAAGGATGCAGGCACTTGGTCGATCTACGATTCACGCGATAAGAATCGCTTTGGTCATCCAAGAGAAATTGGCAAAGGCTTTGCATCAAAAGAGGCCGCAATAGCTGAATTACCGGCATTGGTGGTAGGTGCAAAACATAGAGTAGTAGCTACCGCGCAACGTGCTGATGGCACTTATGGTTTTGAGATTTACCGCAGCATTAATGACCGTAAGCGCGTCAAGATTGTAGATAAAGAATTTGACAGCCGCGTTGAAGCCTTAACCTACATGGGCGAACACGCCGCAGAAATCCTTGAAACCAATACAACATTTGGCGAAGTTGATCTGCCTACACCGGACGACACTAACCGTATCGGCGTGGAACGCAGAAGCGATGACGTACAAAGCCAAGATTTTATGGACACTTTTGGCTTCCGTGGCGTTGAATTTGGTAACTGGAACAATCAGATCGAGCGCCAACAAGTCATGAATGCAGCCTATGATGGCTTACTGGATCTGGCAGAAGTATTGAACCTGCCACCGAAATCCTTGACGCTGAATGGCGATCTGGCACTGGCATTCGGTGCGCGTGGTCAAGGCTTGTCATCTGCAAAAGCGCACTATGAACGCCATAAATCCGTCATCAACCTGACAAAAATGAACGGGGCAGGTTCGCTTGCGCATGAGTTTTTCCATGCCCTAGACCATTACTTAGGCCGTCAGGATGGCAAAGCCTCAAGCGAATGGATAACCGACAGTGACGGCACTCGCTCACTCAAGGTTAAGGACGCGGAAGATGATATGGTCAGTAGCGGTTTTAGCTACAAATCCAATGTGCGTGATGAAGTGCGTGCCGCCTATAAAGACCTGATGGAAACCATGTTCCGTAAGGCAACGACCTATGTGGAAGATACACAGCAGGCCGATAAGTTTGTAGCTACTGCAAAAGAGGATTTAGCTTCCAAGCTGGATAGTATCAGAAATGATTTATCTGCACAGAAAGACCCTAAATACTACAAGCGCAACAATAAACCGGCGACTGCTGAACAGTTAGCCGAGTTCGATACGATTGCTAAACAGTTGCTTGATGGTCAAAGCTTGGACGCTGAATATCGCGCCATTGATGACGGTAAAAAACGCACCCGTAAATGGCAGTTGCCATCAGGCCGCCACACTAATGATGCGCTGGAAAAAATCAGCGCCATCTACAAAGCGGTGCGCGGCAGAAACGGGTTTGATTCACAGAATAATCACGGCACACTGGACTACTTGCGCGGCACAATGTCACGTTATAGCGGTCGCCTGAAAATGCTTGCAGATGCACAGCAAGGCAGTGAAAAGGTTAAATATGTGCCTTCTGATTTTGCCCTGAATGCAAAGGAACTGGATCAAGGCCGCGGCACGGATTACTGGACTACACCGCATGAAATGGCTGCGCGTGCTTTCCAAGGCTACGTTGAAGATAAAGTTGCGGCGACCGGCGGCAAAAGTCCATTCCTGAATTATGGCAGGGAAGGCGCTGGAATATTGACACCTTGGGGCGTGAAGTTCCCATTCCCAAGAGGCGAAGAACGCAAGGCCATTAATGCGGCGCTGGATAAATTTGTTTCAGCTTTGCAAACCAAAGAAACCGACAAAAGCACGTCACTTTACAGCCGTGGTGATGGCTTTAAAAACAATCAATCCTCTTTAAATGCCAATAACAAACCGATATACTCCACAAAAGAAGGCATTGCTAATTTCTGGGAGTGGTTCAATGGTTTTCGAGATCAAGCATTGGAAAGACCGGCTGCAGGCGGCGAAAACGCAAGAGGACTTCGCGCAACTACTGCAAGACCTGCCGGACAACCCTACGGACTTGACGACCAAGGACGACCAAAAATCTTCCTACACGGAACAGCATCCGATTTCAGCACCTTTGATTTTGAACACGCGCAAAGGAAAGATCACGGTTGGCTAGGTGACGGGGTTTATCTAACCGATGACCCATTACTTGCACAAAGTTATTCCAATCTAAAGGCCGGTGACGCTGCGCCTAACATCATGCCGGTATATGCGGCTATTCATAACCCGTTCTATGCAACAATCCAAGACAAGCAGAAGCTACAGAAATATTCCAAAGCGGATATTAAAGCCTTTACCGAGCGCCTAAAAGCCGAAGGTTACGATGGCGTAGTCCTGCAGTTCAATGACGAAACCAGTGAAGTCGTTGCCCTATATCCAAATCAAGTGAAGTCAGCCGTTGGTAATAACGGTGATTTTGATACTCAAAACAACGATATTCTGTACAGCCGTCCATCAGCACCAACATTCTATTCTGCCCTGGCTATAGCTATCCCACAGGCCAAACAAGACGCTATGCCAGCCGGTCAATGGAAGAGCTGGCTGATCGCTAACGCCGGTAAGATGAATGTTAAACAGGCCGAATTGCAATGGTCAGGCTTAACCGATTGGTTAGACCTGCAGCAAGGCAAGGTAAGCAAGGCTGACATTCAGCAATACCTAGATGCGAATGGCGTGCAGGTTACGGAAACTATGCTTGGTAGTTTTGATAACAGTATTGCACTAAAAAATCTAAAAGATGCTGGATATACATTTGCCACTGATTTAAGCGGTGAGAAATCATTAATTGACAAAAATGGCGATGATGTTGAATTGGATGATTTACCAGAATCATTACAAAAAGACTTTATGAGCTTAGAGGGTGAGTATGAATCTTTAACATCAACTAAATATGGCAAATACACAGTAGCAGGCGGCGAGAACTATAAAGAGTTGTTGCTGACTTTGCCAGACGGTTCAGAAGCGCAAAGTGGCTTAGATGGTTACATTCAAGAACTGCGTGATCGCGGCACTGACTTAGCTAATCAATATGATGACGCTGCTACCGATGCGCAACGTCAGGAATTACAACGTCAAATTAGTGACAATGCGCGCGAGCTTAACGGCGTGCTCAATAACCGAGTATCTAAAGGTAATAAATACCGTTCATCTCATTTTGACCAGCCTAATATTCTTGCACACGTAAGATTTGACGAGCGCATCGATGCTGACGGCAATAAGGTTCTATTCATCAATGAAATTCAATCTGATTGGGGGCAAGAGGGTAAGAAAAAAGGGTTTAAAACAGATAGCTTGTCAAAAGCTGAACGTGATGATTTTGAAAAGCTAAAACTAATTCCACATAGGAAATTAACGCAGCAACAAGTTTCAGACCTTTTATATTATCAATCAACAGAAAAGGTAGGCGTAATACCGCCAGCCCCGTTCGTTACCGAAACAAAATCATGGGTATCACTCGCACTGAAACGCATGGTGCGCTATGCGGCTGAAAATGGCTTTGATAAGGTTGCTTTAATCAATGGTCAACAAGCGGCTGATCTGTATGATTTAAGCAAAGTAATCGGCTATCTAAACCTTAATGAGCCTGCTAAGACCCCTGGCTTTAATAAAGACATTAAAACAAGATATGTATTAGAAGGCTACCAAAGTGCAGATTCACTAGAGCCTATCATGGTTAAAGGGTTTAATGACTTATCTGAACTGGACGACATAATTGGGAAAGAGGCAGCTAAACAGTTAGTTGATAAAGTGAATGCTGATGGCTATATCGGTGTTGCTGAATTAAGAGGTGAGCAGTTAGCCGTAGGCGGTCATGGTATGCGTGTATTTTATGACCAAATCGTGCCACAGGTAGCCAATGACGTACTGAAAAAAATCGGCGGCGGCAAGGTTGAGAAAGTTGATATTGGCGCAATCTCTGGTGTCAATGACTATGGTGAAAGCATAGATGAAAGTGTTACTCCAAGTGAGGAAAGTAATCAGCTAGGCTTCACCATCACCCCTGAACTACGCGCTAAAGCACTGGAAGGCTTGCCATTATTTAGCCGTCCACAATCCAAGTTCTCACAAAAATCAAAAAACATTGATATTCGTGACCTGAATGCAGTCGTTGCTAACGTCAATCAAGCCTTACGTGGCCTGCCATTAACTCATGTGCTGGAAGATTACACCAAAGCACCGGCTGAATTAGTTGCTGACATTAAGCGTGACAAAGCCTATGACGCTGCAGGCGCATGGCATAACGGCGAGATTTACCTGTTCCGCAACAATATCATCAATACAAATCATGCCCTGTTTACCATGCTTCATGAATCTACCCATGAAGGGTTGCGCCGTGTATTCGGCAAAGAGATTGATGCGACCTTAATGGGTATCTATCTAAGCAATAAGGATATTAAACAGCAGGCAGACGCTTTACGTGCTACACATAAAGATTTGTCACTGGTCGGCAGTGTAGAAGAATCCTTGGCAGATATGGGCGGCAATGGCATTAAAGCAAGTGTTATGGATAAGCTGGTCGCTTTCGTGCGCAATTTCTTACGCAGATTAGGCATGAACCTGACAGTATCAGATGGTGAAGTCAGAGTTTTGGTTACTCGCGCACTGGATAGCCTGAAATCACCTAGCAAAGTGACGCATTACACCATTGGTTCTGCTTATTCAAAACCAACACCGCGCCTTTCACCCGTAGTTCAATCCAATACACCGAACCAGCAATGGCAAAACCCAGATAAAAGCAAACTGGATAACGTCATCTATATGCTGCAAAACAAGTTCGTGGACTTGAAGCGCGTCATACAGGGCATTCAGAAGGCCGGTAACAGTATTGATGACAAGTGGAATCCATACCTGCAGGAAGAACTCTATACCGGACGTACCGCAACACGTACCAAGGACTTCATTAAGCATGAGTTAGAGCCGCTGATGAAATCCATGCAGGCGCGTAAAGTGGATATGGCTGACTTTGAAGAATACTTGTGGGCACGTCATGCCGAAGAACGCAATATTCAAATCGCCAAGATTAATCCGGCAATGCAGGACGGCGGTTCTGGTATGACAACACAGGACGCACGCGACTATCTTGCGAACCTGACACCGGTGCAGTCAGCCAATTATCAGGCACTAGCCGCAAAAGTGGACGCGATTCTTAAAAATTCACGTCAACGCCTGATTAGCTACGGACTTGAAACACCGGAAACGATTGCAGCCTGGGAAGGTGCGTATCAGCACTATGTACCATTGATGCGTGAAGATATGGATAATGGCTTCGGCAACGGTTCAGGCCAAGGCTTTAGCGTAAAAGGCAATGCTTCCAAACGCGCAACCGGCTCTAATCGTGCCGTGGTGGACGTTCTGGCGAACATCGCGCAGCAGGTGGAGCGTAACATCATCCGCGGTGAAAAAAACCGCGTATCGACCGCGCTGGTGGGTTTAGCGACACTTAACCCGAATAAAGACTTTTGGAAAGTCGATGTTGTGCCGACAATGCGCACCGTGGTTGCCGGTAAAAATAGTTACGAAGTGCTGTACAACGGTTCTCTGGTGCAGCCCTTCACAAATCCTGTCGAGGCCAACAAGTTCATTCAGTGGAATGGCGCAGGCTATACGCTGAATGTGGTCAAAGGTCAGGACTTGGTAATGGACGTGCCAGATCCGAGCTACAAGAGCCGCGATAATGTTGTAGTGGCACGTATCGTCAACGCCAATGGCAAGATTGAAGAACACTTTGTTGAGTTCAATACACACGATGAACGTGCGATGCGTTCTGCAGCGGCAATCAAGAACCTAGATCAAGACCAGATCGGTGAACTGCTTGGCACGTCAGCCAGAATTACCCGTTATTTCTCAAGCATTAACACGCAGTACAACCCGTTCTTCGGTGTGATCAATATTCTGCGTGACGTACAGGGTTCATTGCTGAACCTTAGTTCCACCCCTCTAAGCGGCAAGCAAGTGGACGTATTAAAAAATACGCCATTGGCCTTGATTGGCATCTACAATGACATTCGCAGTGAGCGCAAGACCGGCACGCCAACTAACTCTTACTGGTCATTATTGTTTGAGGACTTCCAAAAGCAAGGTGGTCAGACCGGCTACCGTGATATGTTCCGCAACGCAAAAGAGCGCGGCGAGGCATTACGGCACGCGCTTGACCCGACTTGGTGGCAGCAGACGACTGCAGGCAAGATCGTCAGCATTAATGGCATCCTGGCTAAACCAGAGCAATTCCTGATCGAGAAAGGCCAGCAATACATATTTGACTGGTTGAGCGATTACAACGAATCAATGGAAAATGCGGTGCGCCTGTCTGCCTATAAGGTCGGGCTTGATAACGGCATGGCGAAAGCGCAGGCCGCTAGTCTTGCCAAAAACATCAGCGTGAACTTTAACCGCAAAGGTGAAATGGGCAGGCAAATCGGTTCGCTTTACGCCTTCTTTAATGCTTCCGTACAAGGTACTGCGCGTATCGGTGAAACCCTGTTTACAGACAACAATGGGAAACTGACATTAAGCAAGGCCGGTAAAGCGATTGTTACCGGTGGCCTGTTGCTCGGTGTCATGCAGGCTTTAATGTTGGCGGCGGCTGGCTTTGGTGATGATGAACCACCTGATTTTGTGCGTGACCGCAACCTGATTATCCCACTTGGCAACAAAAAAGCGATCACGATTGCCATGCCGTTGGGATTCAATGCGCTGCCTGCCTTCGGTCGCATTCTGACTGAATGGGCACTATCCGGCGGCAAGGACACCAGCAAGCGCTTTGTACACATCTTTGATATGTTGGCAGACGTGACCAACCCGATCGGGAATGCTGGTTTATCCATGCAGACGATTGCGCCGACCATCCTAGATCCGGTTGCGGCCTTGGCAGAAAACAAGGACTGGACTAATCGCCCGATTGCTAAAATGGATTTCAATGCGCAAAAACCAACAGCAGGTCATACCCGTGCCAAAGATACTGCCAGCGCAATTAGCAAGGCTTTGTCTTACTACATCAACGCTGCAACCGGCGGCACTGACTACACCCCAGGCGCTTTAAGTCCGACCCCAGACCAGATTGATTACCTGATAGGGCAGCTCACTGGTGGCGTAGGCCGCGAATACATGAAGCTGGAACAGACCGCGACTTCCATGACAACGGGCGAGGATTTGCCGGTGTACAAAATACCGCTAGTCGGCAGGTTTTATCTTGATGCAGAAGGCCAGTCATCACAAAGTTCACGTTTTTATGACAACCTGAAAGCCGTGTTTGAAACTGAAACCGAATTGAAGGGGATGCGCAAGGACGGCATCGACACGTCAGAGTATCGCGCCAGCCACCCAGAGGCCGCACTGGTATTCCGCGCTAATTTGGAACAACGCGAGATCAGTCAGCTTCATAAAATGCGATCAGACCGAATCAAGGTAGATGCAGCGCCGGAAGAAATCAAAATGCTGAATGAGCGCATCACCGCCAGAATGCTTCGCTTTAATGAACTGTTTATAGCCAGGACAGAAACAGGCGAATAAGTGAAGCAACTGCAAAGCCGCCTAGTATGATCCAGCCAATTACTAAAAATAGCTTATCCATAGTGACCCAAACTTCAAAACCACATACTAGCAAATTTAACGCCGGTATGTGGGGTATAAATAGGGCACTATTCACCGAACAAATCAGCGGCCTCTTTACGGGGCTTTTTCATGGGAGTAATTATGACTGCCAAGATAGACGAAGCGTTAAAAGAGTGGGCAACAATTAGACAACTGGAATACATTGATGCGATTAATGCAACGTTAAACCTGCATGAAGCCGCTAGGCAATTAGGTGTATCACGGCAGACGATCCAAAACAGCATGAAACTGTTACGCAAGAAAGCCGCGACACAAGGATTCTCGCCGGATCATGATATGACACATACCGTGCCAGAACCTTACGTGGTATCAGGTCATTCTACCCTGTACAAAGATGGCAAGCCGGTGATCGGGTGGGTTAAAACCAAGTTAGACAGCCAGAAATACCTAGAGCTAATTAAGGAAACCGTTGAACACTTTATACAGGATATGCCAGCAATTAACGTGCTGCCTGCGCCGCTTGACTACCAGAATGACATTATCCCGTGGATTGAAATAGGGGATGCCCATTTAGGCATGCTGGCGCATGCTGCCGAAATTGGCGAAAACTTCGATTTAAAGATTGCAGAAACGGAAATATGTGCAGCCATCGGGATATTGATTGATGAATTGCCAATGTGTGAGCGAATGGTCATTAATGACGTTGGCGATTTCACACACTACGAAAATTTTGCAGGCACAACGGAAGCCAGCGGTCATGCGCTCGACTATGACACGCGCTTTCCCAAGATGATTAAAGTCTATTCAAGGGTCATGCGATTCATTGTTGAGAAAGCGCTTACCAAAGCGCAAAACGTTGATGTGATCGTCAACCAAGGCAACCATAGCCGCACCAATGATATATGGATGGCTGAATTACTGCGCGTGGCCTACGGTCACACAGGGCGCGTAAACGTGCTTAATAACGACACGGTATTTATTGCTTACCGCATGGGTAACACCCTGGTCATGACGCATCACTCCGATAAATGCAAACCTAGTCAGTTAGTCCATGTGATGACCAATGATTTCCGAAAAGACTATGGTGAAACAGAATTTCACTACATAGACATAGGGCATATTCATCATGGCATGGTGTTAAAAGAACACCCTGGCATCGTGGTGGAATCCTTCAATCAATTAGCTGCAATGGATAGGTGGGCGCACGATTTTGGTTTTCGCAACCGCAAATCAATCACGGTAATCTTGCGTTCAAAAACCTATGGCGAAATGGGGCGCAGGCTTTTACCGATACAGGAAATACGTGACCGGCTGGCAGGATCTAAAGCGGCAACAACTTCCGAAAAGCAGGTTTATACGGTATGATTCTGGTACGCAATATTTTTAGTTTTATTCATTTTTGCGGAGCGCTCCGCAATCAATAAATCATCAACCTCATAAAATAAGGCGCTGCCCCCGTAGCTCAGTGGATAGAGCATCCATCTACACTATTCAATAAATTCGCCACTTTCAGGGTGATTTCCGCTCCTCAATTATTGATTTTTACCATGCTTGAAAGTCAATAGTGGCGCGGTACTATTTTATTTTGCGGAGCGAAATTATCACTTTGTAGGCTCTACTTTCTCACCACGTTTACGCCTTACATACCGCTCCGTCATAGTAACGCTTGAGTGGCCTAGTAGTTTTTGTGCCTGACGCATATCGTCACTTTCAATGGCTTTGTCAGTTCCGCCCTTGGCACGCAAATCTCTTATCTGATAGGCTTCAATATCAAGTTTTAACTTTGGATTGACTAGAGCAGCTTGTTTACGCGCCTTATCAAATCTTTCCCATATAGCACGTTGCGACAGAGGCTTGCCTGTTTCACTCACTATTAACGCCAGGCTGCGAACCTTAAACAATTCTTTACGTGTTTGTATGCGCTTGAGCAGAGTTTCCAATTCACCTTTAATGGCAATTCTTAATTTTGCATCACGCTTGTTCTGCTTAACAAATAGCACACCTTCTTTAATGTCTGTTTCTGACATTTTTATTACGTCTGCCGGTCTTTGTGCGGTAAGGTAGGCTAAATCAAGCGCATCTTTAAGTGGATAATCTGCCTGCTGATAAACCGCGTTATATATTTCATCCTCTATATAAACATCACGCGATTTTTCTATATACCCATCAATTCCGGTGCATGGGTTGGCTAACGTAGTGTAATCCCATGATCGCGCCATATTCCACAATAGATTAAATAATCTGCGCTCATGATTTGCACGCACCTTTGCATCTTTACGCCACTCAAGGTATTGAACTATATGAACAGGTCTGATTGAATCAAGTGGCGCTGGTGGATCGTCAAAGAATTTAAGTAGCTGACGACTACATTTTATATAGTCTTTTTGTGTAGATATGCTTAGATCATTCATATTGTTTTTTGCATATCTTTCCCATACCATGCGGAATGTAACCTGTGCCGATGCCGGAAGTATATTTTCGCTTAGTTCAGCCCATTTCTTTATGGCTATTGCATAATCATCGCCCAATGGAATTTCTTTACGAGGCTTCCCACCCAGATCAAGATAATAGTAAATCTTGCCAGATTTTTGCGGTCTAGCTCTCATACCTTTTGGAAGGTTTAAGTTCTTAGTTGGAACACGCCCCATAGACCGCACAATATAATCCTTTTTTTATGCAGATAAAATAGCTGGCTGCCAATTTGCTGCAGGTTTAATTTCTTGCTTGGTTGAATAGTTGATATATTCACGACTTACCTTTGGTTCACCCAAACGATTGGGTCGGTATGGAACGCCAATGCGTGCCAAATGTTCGCACTGCAATTGCACTTTGGTCTTTCCATCGTGACCACGTTTGATGCCCGTAAGATCTGCGACTTCATCATTTGTTAAAAATATATTGTGCATATCATTTACCTTTCAATTCGCGGATCACATCATCTCTTATATGGTTAATGTCGTAATATTGGTTGATAACAAATATAACTTTCTCAATCACCTCATCATCATGCTTCGCCAGTGATTCGGCTGGTGTTGCGGCTAGGGCGGTATCTGCTACACTCATAATTCTCATCGCTAAAACATCACTCGCTTGCTGTCCGTTTAATATTTCGTCGGCTAATATACGGGCGTTTCCCAAAGCCTCACGCAAATCATTATTATTGGATTGGAGTTCGGCAATTTGTGCAAGCCTTTTATCATCTCTTTGGTCAAATTCAATATCTAACGATTCGCATTTACTTTTCAATTCCGCAATCTCACCCTCAAGTTCAGCGATACGTTTTGCTGATTCGAGAGTGGCGGCTTGAAACAATTCAAATAAAATATTAGCGAGGTCATATTTGTAAGGGTAAACCGCCCCATCTTTTCTCAAGTCAATATCTAATTTTTTACCCCATTTCATATTAGATATTATTTTCTCAAACGCTGTATTTTGTTCGCTCATGCATTTAGATTTATTCGGATTAGTTTCTATGCATCGCTCACATTTCCCGCAAGCTGAACCTAATGCCCATGAACCTCTACATACTGCATTTTTATATTGTTCGCTCATGTGTTTATCTGGCGCACGACATGCATGAGCGCTATCACCAGTTCCGTTATCTTCATATCCGCATACATTACATTTAATCATCTTCATTACTCCGTATCTGTTGGTGCGGCTTGAATCATGGCTTCGTCAATAGCTTTTCTTAAATCTTCTAAAAAGCTTCGGTGTATTTCTCTGGGCTCTTTTTCACCTAAATAATATTGAGTAAAAATCCACCCAAACGATTCATCCATTTCAAACGTATCAACACTAACTATTTCGTTTTCAAGCCAGTTCAATCGCTTCGTATCCTCTACACTTACCCGTCCTTCACGCTGAATAGTGGGGGCGTTGGTTACTAACTTTATACATTCATATACTTTTAGCACATCTTCTTTTCTCATTGCTTCCAACAAAGCATCTGCATCTATTAATCTCATGATTAACCTTCCGTGTTTAGTTGCTTGAGTTTGGCGGTGATTGCATCTGCTAATTTTTGTAAATCTTCTGGAAGGCAATCTTCAATTAATCGTGCATTATTTTGAGCTACTACTAATCCGCGAATATCTTCTTCACTTAACCCTACCCACTCACGAGGCTGCGGTGATGTAATAAAACGTTCCATGGCTTGCATAGTCAAATCTATAGCATCGCATACGCCAAAAGGTATCGGAGATTTACTCATTACTTCTGA